AGCTTTGACAGATTGGTGTGGTTTTTGAATCCAATGTTGCAACATATTCATATTTAGGAGCAACTTTGCTATTGGCAGCATATACAGCCTGACTTGCTTGGTTTTGCACTTGATTTACAGAAGTTCTGATAATAGTTTGTATTTGATAATTAGCAAGTTTTGTAACTTCACCGCCTGCTGCTGCAATTTGTTTTACAGTTCCTGGTTGGCCAAAATCAAGACCTCCAACTAATTTTCTTGCAATCTGTTGTGATGTCTCTCCACTAAATACACCTGATCTGATCGCCAATGCAAGTTTTTCTTGTGAACTGGCAGCAATACCTCTAAATGCTTTTTCTACAGTTTGACCATTTGGCAAAGTTACAGCAGCACCTTGTCTTGCAGTGAGTTCAAACTTACCAGCACCAAACTTTACAAAATCATCTTCTGTAAATTGTTTACTTGTAAAAATATTTGTCTGGGTTGGATCGACACTGATAAATGAATCTGCATATTTTGGACTTACAGCAACGCTATTAATCGGCACATCTCCAGATGCTGTTACCTTTTTCAGTTCATTAACAATAAAATCTCTTTGTAAAAGAGTTATTCCTTGTAATTCTTTCTTGAAATCTCTTGCAGTAGCACCAGACCATGTATTTAGACTATCTTTTGCCTGTTTTATGATCGCCCTTAGTCTTTTTCTTGTCTCAGGTGCAATAATTACAGCTTCACCAGCCCTTCTCTGTCTAAAATCTATTTCTCTCAATCTTTTTGCTGCATTTAATATAACCTCGTTGTAAGTAACAGCATATTTTTTTGCGACAGCATTGCTGAAACGGTTGAGATCAATAGTCTCTCTGAAAAATACCTCTGGAATTGACATTAATTAAGCTGCGTCAGGTTCTGTTGGGGCTTCCATTTCGATCAGCCCACCAGCTTGTGTTGCCTCAACTTCTTCCTCAACATCAAAATCATCACCAAGAATCTCACCACTGCTTAACTGTGTCAATAATGTTTCCTGGCTGATAGTACCAGCAGTAAATAATGCCAACAATGATTGTATCTCCTGTGGTTCTAGTCTTGCAGTTACAAAATCTCTATTAACAAAACTGCTGCCAGCATTTGGTTCGTTCAGATATTCACTATGAAACTTGAGGCAGTTATCAATCAGATCTTGCATCTGTTGGGCAATGACCATCATTGTGCTGTCATTTTGTGATCTATCAATCCTCTTGGCCTCGGCTGACTCACCAACTAACTTTTGACCAAGTACCGCAGCTAATGACAATGTATTGATCTGATCTGCAATATCTTTTAATCTTGTAAACTGACTATCATAACTGTCACCCGATGGGCTGACATATTCCATCCTTGATTCAGGTGGTAATGATAATGCTTCATTTGGCCCTGTTGTTATCTCATCTGCATTTGGATAACCAAAGACGGCAAGCAAAGGAACAGAACTGATATGCAGAATATTATCCAAGTCACTCTGTATCTGATAATGCTTGAGATTAAGTTCTGCTATATCATACAAAGGGCTTCGGCTTTCGTAATATCCAACTCGGTTTGAATATGCAACAGCAAAAGGAATCTTGTCTTTTATGCTCATCTCTCCCTCATCATGTAATTTATATTCACCCTTATTGTTTTTTCTATGGATTTCATACCGCCCAGGCTCTAATACCCTGATCTGTTTTACAATCTTCTCTCCATATTTACCATCATTTTCGACTACCTGTTCCATCAATCGCAACTGCGTTAACTTTCTTACACCATCAACAATCTCTGTCCTCCAGCCAAGAATATCTTTTGGCGCATAAGTAACCCAATATGGCCTAGCCTTCTCTCCATCTTTCGGTGCATCAACAAGAACACCGACATGACCAAACGAAATGGCAACTCTAGCTGTTTGATATAACCAGACATTAAGATCATTACCCTCAAGATCTACATCAAATAACTGCTCTCTAACTAGATCAGATACATCATCAAGCCTGATAGGTTTTCTGACCAACATACCGCTTAACATTTTCTCGATACGCTGCAAATATGGCACTACTGTTGACCTTGCCAACCTTGTATCATAAGCATCATCAGTTTCTCTTGGTTCTTGGTTTAGATATTTTCTATGCTCACTACGGATTTTATATGTTCCCTCTTTCAAATCTTCAACCAAACCCCAGAAATTAGCCATCCTCTGGTAAGCAGCATTAGGACTTGCAACCGTTGTAGGAGCTAGTGTTACAGGCTGATTGTAAATATTTAGAGAGCTATACACGGTTTTTCCTCATGGTACCATTACTTTTAATATATTCTAATCCCTGTTCGCTTGCCTGCCCTACCATAAAGCAAATTAAATTCACGATAAATTAAATACCCAAGAGCATCATTCATATGGTCATATCCGTTCTGTTTGTCTGGATCTCCTGTCTTTTCATCGTAGCTCTGCAATTCAAGGCACTCAATCAGACGAGTGCAACTGGCATGAATCGCCAAACGTCTTTCCCCTTTGCCGTTCTGTAGTAACGCATTGACGGTTGCAACTCGATCTTTGATAAAGGGGTTGCTCTTGAGAGCCATTGAACCGAAGCCGTAACCTTGGAGTATGGCGAGATCTGTCTTTGATGCGTTAATCGTTGAACGTGCTGAACCACTAGCGTCAGGGTAAACTAATATTCTGTTTGAAGGATAACGTCTTAGTAACTCCTGTGCCAACGCATCTGTATCTTTTTGTTTGGATATTTCATCAATTATCACCAGCTTGTCACCATCTCTCACACCAATGACGCAGTTGCAGTTCATTACATTGAAATCGATACCGCAAAGTAAAGTCTCCATCTTGATATCAAACGGTATTTTGCTAATGACATGATGCTCCCTGAAGAACCTATTATAGACCTGTCCGCTTGTGAGGTTGACCCATTGTCCTAGCAGATAAGCCTTTATCAACTGCGGTGGATAGTTTTCCTCAAGAGATTGAATAAAGTTGTCGGGAAGGTAAGGGTTATCTTTTGTCTTTGCCTGGATCAATCCTGTATCTGATTTTTTATTTTTTTCAAAAGTTTCAAATGCCCAGCCATGACCTTCGGGAGTTGTTGTTGCGTAAAACTGTTGAACATTACCTGATCTAAGTCTTGCTAGTGCCATATTCATTGCGCTCTCTGCCTCTCTTTTTGGGATAGTGTCTGCCTCATCAAATCCCACTGCGCATAAGTTTTGCCCTCGTAATCGCTGATATGTAAGCATTGTTCTCAGCAAGATCGTATGTGTTCCCTCTGCAAACTCTAAAGTATATTCCGCTAACGGAGAAGCTCTGAAGCTGAAAGGTATTTGCCATTGATCTAACAGTTCATTCATCGTTCTTTGCAAAATATCTCTGAGCATTGGCGCAGTCGGTTCAAAGATTGCTGATACATGACCAACATTGAGTGCTGCCAATATGCAAGATTTTGAAATTAATGCGTGAGTTTTACCAGCACCAAAACCACAAACAAGTGCTAATTTTCTATGATCCATGTCCTGACAGAACTCTGCTTGATGCGGAAGTAAATCTTGTGATATACGTTCTATCGCCTGCTCTGCTGTCGGTAAATCATAAGCACCAATTTGATATAAAACTTTTCCAGGTTGAACTGTATCTAAAATGCTCACGAAATAATCTGTGCAAGTTTAGCTGCTGTATTTATTGCACCAAGAGCAATATGTAAATGTCCTTTTTCTCTTGCTTCCATCTGAAGCGTTGCAGCCTGCGCTAAAAGATTCGCCACCATTTCAGGTCTTTCCATATCCCAATCAGCTTTCATTTCGGCTCTGACGATCTCTAAATACTTATCTACAGATTTATAACCAACCCCCCATTTTTTAGAGGCATATTCTATGCAGTCGGATCTGCGACCACCTTTGGCAATAATCTTGCCAAGTTCTCGTGACCTGATCAATGTTTCTATTTTTGTACCTTTTTTAGCCATTACTTAGATGTTACACGGAAAAGCGAAAATATGAATATTTCTTAATTTTGAGACTCATTTGAGATTAGGCAGGTGTTCCCACGTTCCCGATGTTCCCACCTTTGCACCAAACTTACCTCGCGTTATATTTATCCCCTATATCCCCATAATATACTATATATATATTTATATACTATATATTAGGAACATAA